GTCCAAGCCCTCACAAATGACCCCGTGCTGGGTGTTTTTCCTGCCGTCAAAATTGAAAAAGATAATAGCCCCCGGGAGGTAGTTCCCCCGGACCGCCTGGGCCTTGTGAAAACCCAGCAGGGTGGAGCAGCTGGCGGTTTTCTTCCCGCCGTAGAACAGCTCAGACGCCCCCGCCTCCCGGAACACCCACCACACAAACACCGCGCACCAGGGATAGGCGCTGCCGGAGACCTCCTGACCGTAGTAGGCCGTATTAAACTTGCACCGGTTGGAGTTGGGGGGATTTTCTTTGATGCCCAGCTGATCCCGGGCAATATCCAGAATTTTTTCTGCCGTCATGCCGCCGCCTCACTTCACAACTACGCAGATCACATGGTCCATATTGTAAAGACCAACCCAGGAACCATCTTTCTTGACAATAAACACCTTTCCATCATAGGCATAATCATCCCATTCGCCCTTGCTTGCTTCCCAGGTGGCGGTATGTCTGTTTGCAAGGGTAATCTTAATGATATTGTAGTTTTTCATAGTTTCTCCTTCATCACGTGTAATCGAAATTTCCTGCAGCACCTTATACTCTTCCAGCCATGCTGCAAGTTGCAAGTGCTCATTCCGGCATTCCAGACATTCGCCTTGATGTGCGGCTCCACTTGCAACATCTTTGCAGTGTTGGATTGCTTCCTCTAATGACATCATCCCGCCTCCTCCGTAACCTCCACCTGGTCTGCGTCAAACACGGTGGTGGACCGCATGATGGTCACCGCCGTGCCCTGGACCTGCTGCACCACGTCGGACATATCATCCGGACGGGTCAGCTCATGGTGCAGCTTCAGCACCGCCGCCTCAATGGCGGAGTCGATTTCACTTTCCGAAAACGTAAAGCCTTTTTCCCGCAGGAAGGCCACAACGGCCTTTTTCTTCTCCTCCCCCTGGGTGGAGTCCCACAGCTGCTCCGCCGCCGCCACGGCGATCTCCACCCAGCGCAGTAGTTCCTCCCGGTCCTGGGCGGTGGTTTTACGCTTGATCCAGGGGATCACGAAGGCGGTCACCAGCGCCGCCAGCATGGCAATCACAGCATTGAAAACAGGGGTTAAATCAGTCATTTTTCTTCATCCTTTCGATTTTTGTTTCCATTCAGCACAGTTTTCAGACACATAAGTAACAGCTCCCCGCCGAAGAACGCCAGGATCACCCCCAGCAGGGCGGCGGGGTCGTGGCCCGTGCGGGAGAGAATCCGCATGGCGTACCCGGAGGCGGCGGTGCCGCAGGCCACACACCACAGCACCATAGCCTTGGCAAACAGGTGGGGCACGGCCCGGAGCCGGGCAAACCAGCGCCGGACGGGGATCACCCCCAGAGCCGCCAGGGCGACACACACACCAGCCAGCAGCAGCCCGGCGGCCAGCACAAACGGATTCACGTTTTCACCGCCTCTTCCAAGTCGCTGATCCGGTGGTTGGCCACCCGGATTTTCTCCTCCTGGAGCTCTGTGCGCTCCTCCAGCTTGTACACCCGGTCGATCACCTGGTTATGGACCTCCACCTTCTTCTCCAGCTGTTCCAGCCGGTACTGGGTCAGCTTGGAGGAAACCAGAATGCCGCCGAAGGTCCCGACCCCGGAGCCCAGCAGGCCGATCAGGGCGACAACGATTGCATCTGTCACACGGTATCACCTCCGCCACTTGTCATAACTCTCACGCCTTTGTAGTAAAGTGCGCTTCCGGAATCGCCGCTTTTGAATTCGATTTCTTTGATGATGGTTTGGTTTATCCCGCTATAGCCGGCTCCACATTCGATCTTTACGAAACGTGTAACTGTCTTTTCGAACTCAATCGTCATCGGATCAAAGTTAGTGGTTGGGTCATATCCAGCCACACCTCCGATGAATACGGTATCCCAGACACTCCCGTCTATCGAGGTCTTAATAGTGACGGTTCTTGGGAAAGCGCTGGCAGCGGAGGCGGTTTGAGCGGGGTACATTCGAACGCCAGATATAGCCGTGTTCGTGCCGAAATCAATTTGGATCCATCGATTCGAGACTGTGGCATACCATGCGTCGTCGAAATTCGAACCGTCTTTTATGCCGTCAAACGCGCGGAACGCATAGTATCTATACTTCGTCGCATTCCCGACATACTCTGAAGAGGCTGACGCGACATACGGAGCCGGCGTGTTATTCGACGTCATCTTCGGGCTCCACCAGGTAATATCCTCCGATAAGGACCCGGAAACTACATATAGGACATCCTTCTGCTGCTCCTCCACTGTCAGCCCCCGGTATTCTTCCGGAGTCATAACTTTAACCGCCGTACCACTCGATACGGAGCCGCCTGATCCGCCGCCCTGCTCCATATGCATGATGTAGCAGAGCGCGTAATAAGGAGGCATATTGTTGTGAGGTTGATCTCCACCAACCTTAGATGTCTGGGCCGGAGTGTTATATGGAGCTGCATTCACTGGCTTAAGATATTGATTTGTGCCGGACCCACCAGGGCTCCAGTTAAACTCATGGAAATGTTTTGGGAGTTGAGGTACCGTGAGCGTAACCGCTTTTTCTCCACCGGTATCCCCTGGCGCGCATTCCCCGCCCGCCCCCAGCACAAACTTGTCTCTTAAATCAGGCGTCCCGTTTGTGCCGTCGCACAGCTGCCATCCAGGCGGGATGCTGTCCGCGTTGCCGGACCACATTGCGATTACGCCGAACGGAACCCCACTTGAAGCGCCGCCGCCGCCCACATCTGCGACCACCTTGTCTTGATACATAAGCGCCATAGCCGCCGCCTCCTCACAAAATCAAAATCCGGATATGGGTTTCATCCAGCCGGGCCATCACCCGGTACCGGGTGGGCCGGGCGGAGTGCACCGCAATGCCCCCGTCGCCCACGTTGGCCCAGCCGTTTACCCGGCACGTCCCATCGTCCACGGCCACCAGCTTGCCCAGCAGCCCCACCGCGTCCCACTCCGGGCGCTGGGTGCGGGGGACGTATTTCTGCGTGCCGTCATAGGCGGGGTTGAGCCGCTGGCGATGCTCCACCCGGGCAGGGACCAGCACCGTGCCGTCCTGGTCCAATTCCTCCGGCACCTCCACGTCCTCCCAGAGCGGCCGGCCAAAGATGTCATACAGATACATCCCCTGCCATTGGTCATCATGTACGTCGCCCACGACGGAGGGGTTGCCGGACACAACGCCCAGTATGTAACCGTCATCCGGGCCCGCCAGACGGATTTTCTCCCCCTCCAGGGTGACAAACCGCCCCGCCCGGTCCGCCGTGTCCGGGTTGCCGTCCAGCCACTCAAACAGCTCCGCGTAGTCCGCGCCGCTGGCGTTCCAGGAGCTTACGCCGTAGGCGGCAGTAGCCGTGATGCGTAACGCGTTAGCTCGTGCAGTGTTAGATGTCCCCTTCCCGATTACAAAGTAATAGCCCACATTATTTACGTTGTTTGAGGGGTCATATTCTACGTTATATCTCCCTATCGCCGTACTTGCTAAATATTCGGCTGTTGTGTAGTAGCCCCCTGCATGAGACGACTTTCCACTTGCCTTTGCACCATAACCTTCTGCATGAGATTCGAATCCACTTGCCGTTGTGCTGAAACCTTCTGCATGAGACCATTCTCCACTTGCCGTTGCTAGGTAACCTTCTGCATGAGAATAGTGTCCACTTGCCTTTGTGCTGTAACCTTCTGCATGAGACGCGATTCCACTTGCCTTTGCACCAGCACCTTCTGCATGAGAATCGATTTCACTTGCCGTTGTATTAGCACCTTCTGCATGAGCTTCGTTTGCACTTGCCTTTGTGTTGTAACCTTCTGCATGAGAAAAACGTGAACTTGCTGTTGTGCTGGAACCTTCTGTAACAGAGCCTTCCCCCACTACTGTCCCGGCCTTCCGCCCCAGTGAAATCGACCCCGTGAACACCGGGCTATCCTTCGGCGCGTAGGCGCTTAAATCCGGAGTCTCCCCGGCGGGGCCAGCAGGGCCAGCGGGGCCCTGTGGGCCGGTATCGCCCTTAGGGCCTTGGGGACCGGGCGCTCCGTCTGCGCCATCCGCTCCGGCAGGACCGGGGTCTCCCTTGTCTCCCTTGGGACCCTGCTCCCCTTGGAGGCCCTGCTCTCCCTGGGGGCCTGTATCACCCTTGGGGCCGGTAGCCCCATCCGCTCCAGCGGGCCCCTGGGGACCCACCAGGGCCTCCCGGGGGACCGGCACGGGCTGGCCCGCCTCGTCAAAGCCCACCACCTGCTCCGGCGCTCCCGTCAGCACATCCTGCTTTCCGGCCAGCGCCGCCTCCAGCTCCCCCTGGGTCACGCCGCCGGATCCGCCGCCCGACGGCGGGTCGTCGAAGATGGCCCAGGCCCTTTTGGGGTCCTGCTTCTCCCCGTCGGACAGGGCGTTGTACGCCGCCCGGGTGATGGGGGTCACCGTCACCCCCTCCGCCTTTTTCTCCAGCTCCGCCTTGACGATGGCGCTCAGGGCGGACAGGCTGTTTTTACCGACATACTCGCTCATACGGCAGCATCCCAAATCTCTTGCACCTTGGTGTTGCTGATCTCCACCATATCCCCGGAGGAGATGGCAATGTAGGCGCTGCCCGTCCAGCGGTAGGAGGTATTGCTGGCCAGGTCCACATAGATTTTCCCGCTCTCGCCGGTCATGAGGTCCACGTGCCCCTCGTCCTCATAAAAAAATCCATCGTGATAGTAGCCCTCGACCACGTCGTCCACGTAGCTGGGCAGATACTCGGAGTTGATTTTCTTGTCCGCGCCCAGGGGTGCCAGCCCATTGGCCTGTCCCTTCTGGGCGGTGATGGCCTGGGAGACGCTCTCCGGCGTAGCGAAATCGCTGGCCGGATGGCCCTCCAGCTTCTGGGCGTTGTCCACCACCCCGTCGTTGTCCGTGTCATAGACGGATTTCAGCATATCGCCGCCCCCGGCGGCCGCGATTTGGTCCGCCAGGATCTTGCCCTGGGCGGCGGACAGGACCTTTTCCGTGTCCGTGCTGGTCAGGTTGTTTACCACGTCCGTTTTGTCCAGCTTGCCCGCCAGAGCGTTTTTAATCAATGTGACCAGATAGGTCAGGGTATTTTCGCCGGAATAACTTTTTGCCATTTTCTTAGCCTCCATTCCAGATTTTCAGCACTTCCAGGTTCGAAATTTCCTCCAGTCCGCTGATGGCCTCAATGGGGTGCTGGTCCTCCGCGTCCCGGTGGGTCAGCAGCCGGTGGTCGGATACGCCTCCGCCGGGGTTGTCCCCGCCGGGCGCGCCCTCCTGGATGGTCCCCAGAAAGGCCCAGCGGGAGGGCAGGACGATTTCCCCGCCCAGACTGCCGCTTACGCTCACCGTCAGAGGCCGGTTCCAGGCGGTCAGCACCCCCGCGGGGATAAAACAGATGTTGTCTGTGTCCAGAAACACCCGGTCCATCCGGTCCCCGGCGGAGAAAAACACTGTCTTGGTCAGTCCCTCCCAGTCGGGAGAAAAGCTGAACTGGACCGGATACACGTTGATGCTCCCGCTGGTCACCGGCTCCTGCTCCCGCACCAGCAGCTGGGTCTTGTCCGCGTACAGCCGAAACATAGCCGCACCCCCTTATTTCAACGCCGCCACTTTGTCCAGCAGCGCGTCGATCTCCTCTCCGGAGTATTTGCTGGTGTAGTAGCCCTCCCCCTCGCCCGCCTGGGCCTGGATGGAAAGGGCCTGCACCTGCTCCTCCAGCAGGGCGATCCGCTCCTCCATGGTCATAATGTCACGCTCCTTATACGATTATCTTGCGGCCCAGCTTGTCCAGCATGGTCCGCCCCTGCTTGTCCCGCAGCATCCCGCCCCGCACGGGCTTGGGGACGCTGTAGTATACGATCACGCAGCCGTTGGCTCCCCGGCCCCCGTTGCTGCCCCGGCCGCCGGACGCCTGGCTGCTGGCGTGGTTACAGGTGTAGCCGCTGTCGTTGTATGCCGTGGCCCGGCCCTCTCCGCCGCCGCCTCCGCCGCCGTGGCCGCCGTTGCCACCCGCTCCGGGGGAGGATCCGCTGGAGCCAGCCCCCGGAGACGCGCCCGGTGCGCCGGCGGGCGCCGTGGCATATACATGGAGCGTGTCCCCATAGCCGGTTGTGTAGGCCCGGCCCCGGGCGGTGGACGAAGGGCCGCTCACCCCATAAGCCGCGCCGCCGCCGGGGGAGTAGCCCGCACCGCCGTACCATACGCCGTGGCCGCCGACCTCCTCCAGCTGTGTGCTTTGCGGGCCGCTCAGCCCCCCGCTGGGGGCCGAAAAACGCTGGATGCCGCTCTGGTTGTAGCGGTTATCCTCCGGGAGCGCCGTACCGGAGCCCCGTCCGCCGGCGTATCCTTTGTTCCCGGGCCTGCCGTAATACTGCCCCGTAACGGGGTCCAGAAAGCCCACAGCGATAGGGGAGCCCTTGGACGTATTGTGGGGCCCAAAGGAGGTGTCCCCGCCGTTAGCGCCCGTTCTGGAGGTGTCCGCGCCTCCGCTGCCGCCGGAGCCGCCTGTACCGATGGTGTAGGGAATCACCTGCCCCGGGGTAACGTCCATTGAGACCTGTACCACCCGGCCGCCCTGGCCGCCGTTTCCAGCCGCGCCGCCTTCACCGCCCCAGCCCCAGCCGATATACAGGCCGTACATGGCCGGCTGATTGCCCCAGGCGGGCTCATTGACCGAGTGGGTGCCGCCCTGCTTGCCGGGCTTGCCGTTGCAGCCGGAGGCCCCGCCCTGGCCGCCGGAGATCATCACCACGGTCAGCCGGGTCACCCCGGGGGGGACGGTAAAACTGCCGTTGCTGGTGAGCAGCACCCGCTCGTCGGTATAGCTGGTGCTCTCCATCTGGATGGGGGCGTAGCCCACAATGCTTTTTGTCTCCGCCTTTAGTGTATTGCTTAGGTTGATATCCGCGCTCTCCAGGCAGGCGGTTACCAGAGTGCGGTCAAAGGGGTGGTACATAGATAGCCGGTCCCCGGGCTTTTCCCCGTCGTAGACAATGGGGGCCTGTATGGTCTCCCGCCACTTGTAATAGTTGGCCAGCCGGTCCGCCACCACGTTGGAGTTGAGCAGCCCCACCAGGGTGGCGTCCTTGATGGTCTTGACGTTTTCCGCCGCCCCCGGGTTGATGGCCCGGCTGAGCTCCCGGGTGTTGTGGATGTACGCCTTGCCGGTCAGGGCCCCGGAACCGGTGGACAGCTTGGCGTAGTTGGCCCCAGACTCCAGAATGGAAAATCCCGTGGCGCTCAGGGAGTGCATTGGCTCGTCAAAGGTAATGATGTCCCCCTGCTGGGCGGTGCCCTCAAAGAGGGTCTTTTCCTCCAGCCCCGGGGTGTACTGATGCTCTGTCAGCAGTACCTTGCTCACCCGGGCCCCGTAGCCCACGCTGGCGTCGGTGTACATCCGGGAGGACGGCACCCCGCCGGAGATCCCGTCCCACAGCCCCTCAACCCGCAGCGCCCCCTCCAGGTCGCCTTTGACGGCGGCTCCGATGGCAAACAGCACCTGAGCAAAATTGTCCCGGGGCGGGGCGATGGGCAGCCAGCCGTACAGCTTGATAGCCCCCAGCATAGTCTTGACGGTACAGGGCACGTCCCTGCAGATGTCCGGGACCACCTCGCCCACCGTCTGCCCGGTGTATACCCCGCCGTAGTGCTTGCCGGTAATCAGCCGCCCGATAGCGGAGGTGGCGGAAAGGCTGTAGAGCCTGGGGGCCACCCGCTGGATGTCCTGTATGTAAAAGATAATGGCCTTTTCGCTTTTTGGGTAATAGTGCAGGGGGGTGTTGCGCACGAAATCCAAAATACTCTTGTCGTCGCACTCCACTGTAACGTTAAGGGTGTTGGCCTCCAGCCCGGAGTTGGTCAGGGAGGCCACCAAATACAGATTCCCGGCCTTGATCCGGTCGGCGGGAAAGGTCCAGCGGCTATACTCAATGCGGCTTTGCATATGTCCTCCTTACGCCGGCGCCCGCTGGGGGGCGTTGGCCTGAAACTGTACGCTCAGGCCGTGCCACCGGCGCTTTCCGGCCATTTTGCCCCGGCTGGTGTGCTGGGCGCTGTACACCATGGCCTGATAGGTAATGGTCTCCTGGCCGTGGGGCATAACCACGGTGTGGGTGGCCACCGGCGCGGTGACGGCGGCGAAGAACGCGTCATAGTCCCCGGGGTACCGGGGGTCGGGCTCTACGTCCATCTGATGGTCGTAGTAGGTGCCCACCAGGTCCCGCTCATACCGGCCGGAGAGCATATCCCCGGCGTTGGGGCCGTCCGGGAGCCGCGCGGACTCCTGGAGGGTGTCGTATACCACGCGCACACGGTAGTGCACGCCGTCCATTTGGATGCCGGTCATTTAGGTTCCTCCTTCTTGTCCCCTACACGCCCTTGTGATAGAATTAGAGGGAGAAAGGGATGGTAAAGTATGCTTACAGAACAGCAGTATCAGAATTTGGTCAGGTACCGCGATACTTTTTTTAATGCGGCACAGAAACCAGACGATGCTACTGTATATTTTTATAAACTTAAATACATTGAAGTTGAGAGAACAGAATATACGGTGCAGCATGAATGCGAAATTTCTTATTTGAAAACCGCTTGGGTCTTAACGCTGGAGGGAGAAAGGGCGTTAGAAGAGTTTGAGCAGCACGCCAAGGAAATGGCCGAAGATCGCACCATAAAGAAACGCGATCGAAAATTCGATCTTTTGAATACGCTTCTCGGTGCTGTCCTTGGCGCGCTGTTTGCCATACTCGCGGGGTTTATTATGAGCAGGCTCGGATTTTAAATCAGGTGTGTACATCTTACATCTCACTCCAAAACCAGATTTGCCCCCCGCAGGGACTTATAGCCGTCGATGTAGGGCACCAGAAGCCGGCCGACCACCACGCCGTCCAGCACCACGGTCGCCGACAGATTCGCGGGGGCGGAGCTGCGGGCGGTCTCGGGGCCTATGGCGTCCTTGACAGCCTGCATGATGGTGGAGTAGGGCGATACGATTTCCGGCTCCGTCTTGTTGTCGCCGATCACAGCAGTAAAGGGGTGGTTCGGGCGGGCTACGGTGCCCTGGGCCAGATAGGGAAGGGTTTCCTCCATCATGGAACGCATTGCGTAAGCATCTGGAAGCATTCTCACATCAGGGAGCCCAGCGGATGCTTCTGAGACTTGTCCGCTTTCTCCTCCCAACTGCCTGAAGAAGTTTATTACGCTTTTGATTTTACCGCCTAGCCAATCCAGCGCTTCCCCAATTTTTCCAATGAATTCTGCAATGTTGTTGAGCATATCCGCCGCCGCTACTGCCAAGTCAGCTAAAAATGGTCCAAACGTTTCAAGAAATTTTGTTTTCACATTTGAAACAGCCTCACCCACTTTGGCAAGGGAATCATCTAATTTGGCCTGAGCGTCTCGGCTTTCCATGAGAGCCTCATTGTTTTCGTAAAATACCTCTGCCGCATCATCGTAGACATGAAGCAGATTTTCCATAATGAGGCGGGCTCTATCACCTTCATCACTCAAAAGACTGAGACTTTCGTTGAATTCATCTTCACTTTTCCCCACCCAGTTCAGAGCATCAGCCAGTGCGCCTGTCACTTCTCCTGTCTTGGCGGTTTCATTTGCTGCCTCAATCAAGCTCTCAATGGGAAGAGCGTCGCCAAATGTACCGTAGACTCCGGCGGCGATTTCGGTCCATTTTGCCAGGTCCTCTTCGCTGGTGGCTAACTGGGCAAGGAGTTGTCCGGCCTCTGCGGCAGTATCCGTTTCTCCAAGAATTCGATAAAGCCCCCGGTATGTCTCCTGAGCATCGGTGGCACTAAAACCGGCCGTTTCAAAAGCCGTATTAAGTTTCCCCATTGCCTCACGGTATTCCGCCGTTGCTTCATCCAAATTCCAAATATATTGAACCGCATCGCTTAAAGCACTAATCAGTAAGGAGATACCCCCTGAAACTAAATTTGCCGCAGCGGCCTTAGCAATCGTAAAACCGCCTTCAAGACCACCAGCAGAATTCCCCATTTCATCCAGACCGCCAGTAGCATCCTGCGCGGAATTCCCAAGGCCGTCTACTTCCCCCGTTGTGCCCTGTGCAGCATCTTGGATGCTCTCTAACCCATTGGCCGCAACCTGAGCCGCGCTCTCCAGCGCTTTCATTTCTTCATTTAAATCAGCTATAGATTTTTGTGCAGCATTTATAGCGGAAGATGTTAAATCCAACTCAAGGGTATATGCCTTAAATGTATCTGCACTGATTTCTCCAGCGGAAAGCGCATCATACATCCCCTGGGCAGCGTTTTGCAGCTCCTCAAACCGCTTTTGATTGCCTTGCACCACATCGCCAAGAAGCCGCTGCTTTTGTGCCAACAGCTCCACATTACCAGGGTCCATTTTGAGCCCGCGTTCTACATCACGGAGGTCAGACTGCACCTTTTTTAGATTAGCATCGACACCAGCCAATGACTTATCCAGCTTCGTCATATTGCCGTCGATTTCAATGGTAATACCCTTAATTCTATTCGCCACAGTCCATCACCTCACAGCATACGGTCCATATCCTCTTGCGTGGCCAGCTCCGGATAATCCAATCTGTCGTTAAATGCCTCCGCAAACATCTCATTGAGCATACCAATGGTCAGCAGTTCCAGATCCCGCAGCGGGATGCCCAGCTGGCAGGCTCGTAGCATCAGGAGCGGCGTGGTCACATCCCGGTCGATTGATCTCGTTTTTTTTTCGCCGAAACCAGCGTTTCCGTATTACTAACCCACAGCGCCAGCAGTGTCGGGAAAATTTGATAGATGGAAAACGTCCCAAAGCTCTCCAGCCACTCATCCGGATCAGCGGGTACCGCGTCCTTGTCCGCGTGCTTGGCCATAATATAGGCGATGTCCTCAAACAAGGTCAGCGCCTGGATGGGCAGGGAACCGCCCCCCTGGCCGGTCTGCTCGAGCTCCTTCTGGATGGCCTGGAAGTCCTGCAAAATATCCCGTCGGAACTTGATCCGGTACAGCCGGGGGACGGCGGCGGTTGCCCGGAACCGGACCTCCCGCCCGTCGATGGTTACGGTCGTCTCCATGGGTTATACCTCCTGGGTGGCCGCCGGTTCGGGCGGCAGCCACACGCTCTTGTACCAATCGCCAAACACCTGGTCCGGCGTGGTCTCCGTGGTGCGGGCCCGGACCTTGCCGTCTGCCAGGGCCGTGGCGGTCAGATTCATGGTGTCGGTCTGAGGCGTTTTGGATGCCTCATTCGTCTGAGCGCTTTCTCCAGGCCGGCCTACGGAGCAGTTGTAGAGCACCCGCCGGGACGCCTTTTCGTCACCGGTCACCTCATACAGCAGCGCGAAGGGCTTCGGCTCCGCGAATGCGTTCTCCACCAGCACATGGCTGGTTTCGTCCTCCGTTTCCCCCAGAATATCCTTCCGGAAGCTGTCCGGAATCAGGGCAATTTCCAGCGTTCCGGAATATCCCGTGTTGCCGGTGGTCACGTAGTACGCCACATCGTCGGCGTAAAAGGTATTTGTTTCGCCCTCCGCGTCCAGCGACAGATTCACCGCGCCAGGCAGACGCTTGGGGGTGCCGAAAGACACCTCCCCGTCGTCACTGGTGGTAATGAGGGCGTAGTGGCAATTTTTCAGGCCGAATTTCACTTTATTCGCCATAGTTACACCTCAATTTCATAACTCGTTTGAAACAATCTCAAATCCGGGACATAAACCGTGTCCCGGTCCCAGAAGATTTCCGCCTCCTCCAGAATGCGTTCAATCTTCTGCATATCCGCTTCGCTGCGGTCCACTGTGTACAGCTCCAGGGTGATCTGCTCAACGACGGCGTAAACGATATCGTCCGCGCCGAAATTTTCAGTCCCGTCGAACAGATACAAACCGTAGGGCGGGCGGGGCGGTTTTTCCCAGTGGTTGTGCGCGAAGGGGATGCCGGTTTTCTTCAGCAGCGTGGCAAGCTCGTTTTGGGGCATGAGCCCGCC